CTATCCTTATCTACCATGGTATAAAACATAATGTCATCGACAACTTTTTTTGTGTAAAGATGCGGATACCCTTCGTATCGATCTAAAGCTCTTTCACAATCTTTTGTTATCTCAAACAATGCTCCTTCTACTTTTTTGCCCGGTGCTTCTTGTACATCTGCCACCGATCGAAAAACTAATTCGTAATCAGGAAGAGTCATCTTTCTTAAATACTTAGCTTTCGGACATCGATGCTTCATATGTTCGTGGTTCATGTTCGAACCATAGGCGAAGTATAGTTTTACTTCTTCGCTGTGCTTTCTATTAGCCATTCTTTTAACGTTTCTCCTAGTGATTGTGAGGCCAAGTCAATTTTATTACGCAAACTATTGACGATATTTTCATCAACTGTTTTCTCACAAATAATATCAATGTATGTCACATTGTTCTTTTGACCGATTCGATGAGCTCTGTCTTCAGATTGTATTCTTTTTTCTAAATCATAATTATTAGAATAGTACACAACTGTGTGAGCCTGTGTTAAAGTTAATCCGTAGCCACCGGTCTGTTGATTAGCTACGAAAAAACGAACAGGACTTTCAGGGTCCTGAAACCTTTTAACAATGTCTTGTCTATCTTTATCTTTGGTATCGCCAAAGTAAGTCACGACACTATCTTCGCCAAACTTATTCTTTAAATTCTTTTCTATATCAAAAATAGAATAACGATAGTTTGCCCAGATAATAACCTTTCCTTCTGTTTCTTCTAAAACATCTAAGAGTTCTGTCATTCGATTGTTCTTTAAAGGAACGGGCGGTTGGCCGTCGTCCGTGGGCAAGTAGCCACAAGTAATCTGATGAAGTCGAAGTAGCATGGTCATCGTATTATTAACCGTGAGCGTTTGTCCTTCAAGCTGAGCAATCGCAAACGTTGCGAGATCATTGTACGCTTTCTCTTGTTCCTTGGTTAATTGGATATATCTCGGTGAATAAATCTTCGAAGGTAAATCTAAACAATCTTCTTTGAGAACTCGAAAAGAAAATTTACCTAACATATACGATAGTTCATCTAAGTTTCGAAATCCTACAATATGATTAAACGAATGTGTTGAAGAATGTCTTTTAACTTCAATCGCATATCTCGCTTTATAAGCATAGTAAGAACTAAAACCTAAAAGATCTTCATCTAAGAATTGACACTGCGAATATAAATCCAAAGGATTTTTCGTGACAGGAGATCCTGTTAAGATACGACGATACTTTGCATAGCGTGATACTTTGACAATATTTTTTGTACGACTAGCATTGACTGTTTTAATCGTGGTGCTTTCGTCCACAGCAATCAAACTGTTTGATGAGTTTAAATATCTCGCTAAGAACTCCGCTGCCGGTTTACTTGATAGAGCTTCAACATTCATTAAGAAAATATCTAAGCCATCAAAGGTAGTAAATAAAGCATCCATATTTTTTGTATCTTCTTTAGTACGAGAGCTTGGAGCTACCCAAGTGGTAATTCTTGTTTCAATATGATCAGGCAAGTGAGCAGGGATTTCTAGTCTTTCCCAGTTGCGATACACACCTTTAGGCGCAATCACAACAGCAGAATTAATTTCTCCTTTGTCATAAAGCATTGCAATATTATCAATTAATACTTTTGATTTTCCCGTGCCCATTTCCATGAAGTAGGCAAAATTAGTTTTATCCCAAGAGCAACCCAATGCCTGGAGCTGATGTTGGAAAGGTTGTGTTTTAAAATTTGGATACATGTTTGAATTTAAATCCTTTGTTATATTTAAAATGATTGTATGTGTCTCGGTCCCACTTGATTAAAGAACCGTCTCGATCAATAACATAAATGTCTTCGCTATCTTCAACGACAGAAATTTGATGTTCATATAGAAAGTGTGGGTTAAGAATTTTATTAGCTCTTTGTTTTCTAATCTGACTATCCATTTTTTTACTTATGGCATTGTATCTCTTTCTTTGTTCAAGAAGTTCTTTAGATGTTGGTAGATCTGCATCAATATTAGAAAGAACATTATCTTCTTCTAACAAATGATCATTTACAAAGTTATAGTTAATATAACTATAGTATTGTAATTGACTTTCCTTATAGGGTTGTGGTTTGTATTTTAACATCGTAAAAACTTTCTAAGTTCTTTATATAGGATAAGCTATATTGATGTCAAGTTTTTTTCTGCACAAAAAGAAGTCATGTGAATATCAGGTCCTTTTATATCTTTATAAATATATTGAGCAGCAAGTTGACATTCTTTCATGGAATCAAAAGTCATCTTTAAAGGTTGCATTACGCAAGTGCTTTCAATAGGCGCAAAAGGATCGTTAATACAAACAAAAAGGATCATAATAAATTTCATGTTGAAATTTTACATTAAATAGACTATTTTTAATACGATAAACGAAAGAAAGATTATGAGCAAAGTATACGTAACAACAAATACAAAATTACCTAATGGTGGTTACCGGGATATTTCAGATTGTGAAAGATTTGGAACGCCTATAATTATGTTTGAAAATCCCAAACAAATACAAGTTAATTCTACAAGATTTGCTTTTGCAGTAGAGAAAAAATTAAAAGATTTCACTTCTAATGATTTTTTATTATTGATGGGAGATCCTGTATTAATTGGAATTGTTTGTGCTGTCGCTGCAAAAATGACAAATAATAATTTTAAAGTCTTGAAATGGGACAGAGAGAGTGCTATATATATTCCTATAACAATAGAATTAAAATAAGGAGAATAAAAATGGGTCTATTAGATAAAGCTTTTGAACAGTCTAAGATTAATTCTTTAGATAGTTCAGATGTAAAAGATCTTGGCGAAGCGTGTAATGAACTAGATAATGTTCGTATGACAATCGCTGAAAGAAAAGCTGAGATCAAACAATTAGAAGAGAGAGAATTTCAATTAGAAAATGAAGTTATCCCTTCGATGATTGAGAGTGCCGGTGTTAAGTCATTAACCTTAATGGACGGCTCAAAGGTTTCAGTCAAAGATCAACTACGTGCAAACATTACAATGGAAAACGAAGACTATTGTTTTTCTCGATTGCAAGAACTTGGACTTGATGATGTGATCAAGAACGAAGTAAAGTTGACCTTTGGTCGTGGACAAGATTCCGATGCAACTAATCTTATGAGCGAGCTACAAGACCGTGGTCTGTATCCTAGCAATAAGAAAGCGGTAGCATGGAATACACTTTCCAAATTAGTAGAGGAGCAGATTGCCAAGGGTTCGATGACATCTGTTGATCAAGAAAAATTTGGAGTGTTTACCTTTAAAAAGGTAAAGATCGAACGAAAAAAATAAAAAGGAAAAATAAAAATGAGCAATACAAAAGCTAATGGTGCTGTCACCACAAAGACAGAAAGCCTACCCGCTATGAACTTAGAGAACTTAGTTCAGTTCGCAGGTGCAGGACTAGACACTATCACAACCGATGATATTGCAACGCCTAGACTAAAAGTCTTGGCCGCAATGTCTCCAGAAGTTGATGAAATTGATGGTGCTAAAGCTGGCATGATTATTAATAATGTCAGTAAAAAACTATATTCAGGACAAGACGGTATTAAAGTTGTTGTCTGTGGATATGAAAAAGTATGGTTGGAGTGGACAGATAGAGGCAAAGGTGCTTCTGCTCCTGTTAATATCTTTGAACCCAAAGATAAACCAACCAACGCAGTACGTGGAGATGACGGAAAATTCCGTCTTGAGAACGGAAACTATCTAGAAGAATGTGCAAACTTTTATGTGCTTCTTTTAAACGGTGGTGCCGCCCCAGAGCCTGCCATTCTTTCAATGAAGGCGACTCAGTTAAAGGCCGCTAGAAGTTGGGCTTATAGTTTGAAGAATGAATTCATTCAAAATCCAAAAACTAAACAGCTTTTCTTAGCTCCTAGTTGGTATCGTGTTTATCACTTAACTACTATCAAACAACAAAACGACAAAGGTTCTTGGTATGGTTGGGTTGTTAATAAAGACGAGTTCTTATCTGATGAATCAACATTTGATATGGCTGCTAGTTTCAATGAGTCTGTCAGAAAAGGTAAAGTGACTGCCAAGTATGATGACGAAGGAGACAGTTCAAACAGCTCTGAGGACATTCCGTTTTAATGGATAAAAGGGTCTCTCAATTCAAAGAGATCTTTCTTGGGTTGGAGCGTGCTTATGGTACGTTCCAGCCTAAAGACAGTCTCCGAGAAGATAATAAAGCAGAAGGTGAAACTTGGATTCGCAAGAAGCCTTTAGAAGATAAGTTATGGCAAGATCATTTGGAAGGTGCATGGCCAAGCCTTGGCGTGTTTCCTATCAATGATGAAGATAAATGCCGTTGGGGATGTATTGATGTTGATGAGTATCCCCTCGATCATGTATCTATTGCTAAAAAATTATCGGAAAGAAATCTACCTTTTATTGTCACTAAATCTAAAAGTGGTGGTGCTCATATCTTTTTATTCTTTAAAGAGTATGTTCCTGCCGGAATAGTTCACAATAAGATAAAAGAATTAGCGGCGTTCATGGGCCTTGGTCACTGCGAAGTTTTTCCTAAACAAGAAAAGCTAATGCGAGAAGGCAATCCCTCTGATTGGGAAGTGGGTAGTTTTTTAAATATGCCTTATCATAATGGACTAGAACACACAGAAAGATATGCATTTAGTGGAGAAGGAAATGTATTAACTCTAGAAGAATTTTTAAAAGAAGTAGAAGAGAAATCTCTTACAGAAGAACAATTAAAAAAATTATCACTGAAGAAAGAAAATTCAGAATTTGCTGATGCACCTTATTGCATTGAAGCGTACATCACAGAAAACAAAACAGTGCAACCCGGTAGTCGAGATAACTTTCTTTTTCAGTATGCCGTATATGCAAAGAAAAAATTTGGAGAAAACTTTGAACAAGAAGTTTATAAGTTTCATCAAAAGTATTTTGAAGATCCTCTAACGCCTAAAGAGATTGAAAAGATTATTAAACAATCTGATAAAAAAGATTGGGGATATAAATGTAAAGACCAACCGATGTGTTCTTTCTGCAATAAATCTAAATGTAGAATTAGAAAATATGGTGTTGGTGATAGCAATATTATTACAGATGTAGGTAATGTTATTCAGTATGGTGATAACGAAGATACAATTTATCATGTCACTATTAATCAAGAAAAGACGATTGTGTGTACAATCGAAGAATTGTACGACCAACATAAGTTTAGAAAAAAATGTTTAGTCAAGTTAGGCTCGATGCCTTCGATGATGAAAAGAGAAGATTGGGATTACTACATCACCGATATCGTATCGAAAGCTATTAAGGTTCAATCTGAATTTGAAATGACACCTGAAGGTGAATTTAGAAATGTTTTAACTCGATATATTTCTAACCAAGCTAATGCCATGGATATTGATGATATTCTTAATGGTCAGTGTTTCGTGGACGATGAAGAAAGAAAAGTGTACTTCCGTATGGATCAGCTTCAAGAGTATATGAGAAATAGAAGATATGGTATCTTAACTTCTAACCAAATGGGTATTTTCCTAAGAAATTTAGGGGGAGATTATTCTAAAAGAAAGCTGAATAATAAAAAAGGTCAGCTTGTATGGTGGGTTCCAAGCGATAAGTTTACTACAAAACAAGAAGTAGAACTTCATCAACAAGAAGAAAAAGAAGAGGCCATACCATTTTAAACAACGTCTGTAAAATTATTGGGCCTCCAGGCACAGGGAAAACAACGACCTTATTGCGTTTAGTTGAAGAACAGTTGGCCGAGGGCCGTGATCCGGATCGCATTGGATATTTTTCTTTTACGAAAAAAGCAACGACCGAAGCCATTGAAAGGGCGTGTAAGAAATTTCAATTAGAGAAAAAAAATTTAAAATGGTTTCGTACATTACATAGTCTTGCCTATCAGTGGTTGGGATGTAGTCATACAGATATTATTCAGCGACAAGATTTCAAAGATTATTATAACGAATATGGCGTCGATATATCTCGCAGTATTAAAACCGATGATGTGGTACCTGGAGAAGAAGATGAAGGACTGCATTTAATTGATCTCTATCGTGTTAAAAATACTTCTTTAGAAGAAGAGTTTCGAAAGTATGGACATGTCAAAGGGGGATTAGCAAGACTACAAAGAATAGATAAAACTTACAGGTTATTTAAAAAACATCGGGGCGTAAAAGATTATACCGATTTAATTACGGAGTTTAATAAGATAGGTCAATGTCCTAATTTAGATATTGTGATCGTAGATGAGGTTCAAGATTTAAAACCAAACGAATGGCAAATGGTTCGCCTTATGATGAACAAAGCCAAAGCTACTTATCTAGCAGGCGATGATGACCAAGCAATTTATTCTTGGAGTGGCGCAGATGTTTCGAAGCTCATTGATTTGAACTGTCATTTGCAAGTTTTAAATCAATCCTATAGAATACCTAAAACAATATTCGCAAAGTCAAACAACCTTGTGTCAAAAATAAAAAAGAGAATTACTAAAGAATGGCAACCTCGAAAAGAAGAAGGACAAGTGCGGAATACTAATTTTGAAAGTATTAATTTGGACCGTGGTCAGTGGTTAATTCTTGGTCGAACCAATTACTATATTAATGAAGTTGCAAAAGAGTTAAAAAATAAAGGTTATTTTTATGAAAAAAATAATTACTTATCGATTAGTAATGAGATCGCAACAGCTTATCGTGCATGGATTGCATTACAAAAAAACGAAGAGATTCCTTGCTCGCATGTAAAGTTTTTATATCAGTACATGCCAGTAGGAAAAGAGGGAGTATCGAGGGGAAAGAAACTATTGCTTGGTGCAAACATTGAAGCTACTTATTCTTACGAAACTTTATGTAAAGAATGGGGTTTGAATGTTCCTTTAGAAACACCTTGGGAGGTGGCACTTCAAAGAATACCAGAATCCGATAGAAATTATATTAGACATATACTTAAGAGCGGGCATGAGTTAGATGAGAAAGCGAATATAAAACTTTCTACCATTCATGGAGCAAAGGGTGGAGAAAGTCAGAATGTTATTTTATTCTCTGACATCTCTAAAAGAATTAACGATAACATGTGGGTAAATAGAGATGATGAAAGAAGAGTTTTTTATGTAGGTATGACACGTGCAAAAGAAAATTTATACATTGTTCCTTCTACTTCCCCCTACGAATTTGAGGAGATACTAAGATGATATTTGAACAACAAATGGATTTATTAAAAAAAGATAACAAACCAGAATGGACGAGACCAAGCTTTCCTGATGTCAAAAAAATACAACAAGTAGCTATAGATTTAGAAACTCATGATCCTGAGATTAAAAATTTAGGCGGAGGATGGGCAACCAACAAAGGTTTTGTTGTGGGTGTTGCTATTTCTTTTGAAGGATTTGATGGATACTTTCCTGTTCGCCACGAGCGAGGTGGTAATTTTTCTGAAGAAGAAGTAAAGAAATGGTTAGTGAAATTATTTAAAGAAGATCCGATTGTGATTTGTCACAACGCTGTTTACGATTTAGGTTGGCTTCGACGTTGGGGTGTTGAATGTAATGTCACCAAAGTTTATGATACTTTGATTGCAGCTCCATTAGTTGATGAGAATCGATATAGTTATAGCTTAGATAGTTTGTCCAAAGATTATTTAGGAGAAAGAAAACAAGGAAACTTATTAGAAGAGTTTGGTAAAGAGCACGGCTTTAAAGCAATTGAATACATGCACATGGTTCCTGTAGAGATTGCGGGTGTTTATGCTGAACAAGATACAAGACTAACTTTAAAACTTTGGGAGTTCTTACGAGTCGAAATTCAAAAGCAAGGTCTAACCGATATCTTTAATTTAGAAACAGATTTACTTCGATTATTATTAGAGATGCGTTGGAAAGGTGTGCGTGTTGATTTAGAAAAAGCAGAAAAGACGAAGAAGTTTTTTAAGTCAGAAGAAGAAAAGATTTATCAAAATATTAAAAAAGAAACAGGCATTGATATTGGTAGCTCGGATATTTACGCTGCTGCTTCTCTACAAAAAATATTTGATAAGCTAGGCGAGAAGTATGAACTCACGGAAAAGAATAAGCAGGCAAAAATTAGTAATACCTTAATGAGAGAAAGTGATAATCCTTTGATTCAATCTATCTCTGTCGCTAGAGAATATAATAAAGCACATACAACTTTCATTGATTCTATTCTTAAACATCAAGTTGATGGTCGTATCCACGCTGAAATTAATCAGCTCAAAGGAGAGTATGGGGGCACGGTCAGTGGTCGGTTGTCCATGAATAATCCAAACCTCCAACAAGTTCCGGCTAGAAACGAAGCGATTGGCCCTAAGATTAGATCCTTATTCTTACCCGAAGAAGGACATAAATGGGCATCTCTAGACTATTCTCAACAAGAGCCTAGACTACTCGTACATTATGCCCAAAAACACGGTTTAGAGGGCGCTGAGACCCTAATTAAGTTCTTCCATGAGGGTAAGGACTTCCACCAAGTAACTGCTGAAATGGCAGGTATTTCAAGGAAAGAAGCCAAGACTATTGGACTCGGTCTTATGTATGGAATGGGGATAGCCAAGCTAGCTGATTCTTTAGATATTAGTCCCGATCAAGCTAAAGCTTTGAAGAAGAAATATAATGATAATGTTCAGTTTCTAAACAATATAATTGTTCGAGCCACAAGGTACACCGAACAAAATGGATTTATTAATACACTGCTCGGAAGAAGATGTCGTTTTGAACTTTGGGAAAACAAAGATTTCTACGACAAAAGAATGATGTCTTATGAGAATGCTAAGAAAACTTGGGCATGGAATGAGATGAAAAGAGCAGGAACCTATCGTGCATTGAATAGGTTAATACAAGGTTCAGCAGCAGATCAAACCAAAAAAGCCATGGTGGATCTGTGGAAAAATCTAGGCGTAATTCCTATGATTCAAATACATGACGAACTCAACGTCTCCATAGCCAATGAGACCCAGGTAAAAGAGATTAAAGAGATAATGGAATCTGCTGTTGAACTACATGTTCCGGTCAAATGTGATGCGGAAATAGGAGACAACTGGGGAGAAATAAAATGAGTAGAATTGTATATCAAGACGGTAAGCTCTATCTAAGTTTAACGAGAGCTGAGGTTGAAGAAGCACAAGACAATCTTGGTAGACCTATTGAATTGGATATGGGTCAGTTAAAAGTATTTCAAGAAGATATTCACAAAGCGGCGATGGCTCATTGGTCTCAGGTTGAGATTCATCGAGAGATCAGAGCACATCAGAAGTATTTAAAAAGCACAAGTAAAAATAAAAAATAGCATTATATTCTCCACGAAAAACAAGGAGATAATAATGTTTAACTTAACTAAAAGATCAATGAATCATTTTCTAAACTTCTTTAAAACCAAAGAAGATAAAGATGAGGATATTAAAGATTTCTGCCAAGCAGAATACAAAAATGATTGGTATGCGGCCTACATGACATTTAAGCAAGAAGGCCGATTCCCAAATTTTATTAGAAGAACGCTCTAAGCGTTTTCAACGATTTCAGCTAAGGCTTCGCATCTCACAGGGGTTTGCGAATGCCATCTGGAGTCTTTCATTTGAGCCGCTGCTTCTTTTCGATCGCCATCAGATAATGCTTTCCACATCTTACGAAACTTTGAAACACCTGTTTTTCCCAATTGAAAAACCATTTCCACGATCACGTGCTCAATTGTTTGAGGTAATCTTTTATCACCTCTATACAGTTGCCCTATTAATTCTTCAGCTCCTGCACAAGCTCTATTTAAATCTATTAAAAATAAGTCTTCTATCTCATCTGCTGATATTTTAACACCTGGTTTATAACGATCTCTTTCGTGTGGTTGTACCAAATGTCCTATGGCAATCGTGGCTTTGCCTAGAGAATCTAAATAAACTTCGTCTCTACAACCTTCATGGTCACGAATCCGAGCCTTCAGTTCATCAGTAATTTTTATTGTGTTCATTTTCCACCTATTCCCCAATGTATTTCATGAGGATCTTTTTCCTTTCTTTTTGTTGTTCTATATAAGTATGATCTTATTATATTTCTTAAATGCGTAATAAATATTCTCATCTTCTTTTGACAGAAGGTATACCATTGTACATGTTTTGTAAACCGTTTTGCAAACTTTTTAATTGTTTGTCGATCATTCCACCATCAGCAACCATCGTTAAATATTGATTTGCAATATCTGGTTTGTTTTCAAAACGAATAACTCTTCTTAAAAGTTCGTCCTCTTCTCCAGGATCAACGGTTTCTCCTACACCTGATTTTACAAAGTTTACATAATTGTCAAATGATTCTGGGTTGTCTACACGAGGAGAAAACTCTCCTATAATTTTATCTACATTTCCACCATATCTTTCTGTCTTTAAAGCTAAATCTCTTTTAGCCGCCATTATCCCTGTTTCTGCATCAGGAAATATAGCAAAATTATTACCATAAGTTTGACCTTCAACGGCTCCTTGCTGCCCTGCAAATTGTAAATTAACAGGATTGTTATAAGCAGTGACCTTTGTTCCGTCGTCCGTGGACAACGAACCTTGATTCATCTCTTCTTTAAATTTTTCAATATCTACTTGTTCAGGATTAATCATTTCATTAATTCCCATTTGAATTGGAACTTCATCAAAAGGATTTAATAAATCTAAAATACCTAATTCACTTTTTTCTTTTGGCTGTAGTTCTTCTACAGTAGGCATTATGTTCAGTTCATCTAATAATCTTTTTTGTTCTTCTAAATACTCTGGACTAAATCTGTTCATGGCTGCTTGTTTTACTTCTTCTCCTGGAAATACAGGTTGTGTAGTTTCATAAGAAGGTCTACTTACTTGGTAGTCTATGTAGTCTTTAGCTGATCTTAAATCCACTGTTGGATTCTCGTATCTAAATCTATCTTCTTCTCTCTGTGCAATTAATGCATCTAACTCTAAACCTAAAGCATCTCTATCCGCTTGCAGTGCTAATTCTTCAGCCTTACTAACTTCATCTACTTGAGGTACTTTGGATGCAAAAGTAAATCTATCTGCATTATCAAATACATATTTCTGAACATCGTTTAATTTATCATAACCTTTGTTAGCTTTATCAAGAGCGTAGTTAGCAACTCCTTTGATTGCTCCAAGAAAACCTAAACCACCGCTCATGGCTCTTTCCCCAAGAGCACCTAAAACTTTTCCACCAGCATAAGTAACATCACTCATGATCTCACTAAAGGTAGGACCGTATTTATTAGCTAATTGCATTTGTTTTTGAGCTAAATCCATACTTGCCGGAGTTCTCCTTTGAACTAGACCTTTAACAACACTTCCGCTTGTGGTATAGACAGGTTTTGTTTCTTCTCTTTTAAACTTTGCTAATTCTTGTGCTTGTTTTAATCTTCTATCTAAACGATCATCAGATATATCCGGTCTACCCTTAAAATATTCTCGACGAGTTATTTCTCTATCTAACTCTCTACCAATATCTGCACGAGATTTCCCTGAAGAAGTACCTGGAGGTCCACCAGATGTAGAACTACTTTTAGAGGTTGTTGTTTTTTTGCTAGTAAATCCTGGTGGTGCCATTATAAATTTCCTTGTTTAAATAGTGCTTTGTTTATTTCGTCATTACCCGCTAGTATATCGGCTGCAACATCAGAATCAAGGGTTTGTGTTGTTGGCGCAGGAGGGGTTGTCACTGCAGAAGTGGATACTGGCTTTTTTTGTTGTTGAGTCACAGCTTGTTGAGTAGCCTGCATCTGGAAGAAATCAGCTAAGGCATCTAAAGCTCCTGTTTCAGGGACAGTGAAATTAGTATCTAAAGCAGAAGTTAATTGCCTACCATTATTAGCACCAATATATTCATAAATCTTTTGAAGAGATCCTTGTAGAGGATCAATCGGAGCAGAGCCTGTTCTTTGAGCTAGGCGTAGTGCGTTTTCATAGAACAGTTTTCTTACTTCTTTACTTGGCTTGTAAGGTTGATAGGTACCACTGACGATAGCATTACGAGTGGCTTTCGGTAGTCGATCTAACTGCTTACTTAAATCGCCTGTTTTAATTCCTAAAGTTTTCGCTGCTTCTACGTTTTTATACATATCTTGAAATGCTCTATATCGCTGTTCCTCTGCGCCTAAATATTCTCTTAATATCTGATCAGGAGTTACTGCACCTCCTTTTAAAACGTCACCTAAGAAGGTAGCTCTTGCGGAAGATATTCTTTTATTAAAATCTCCCACCATAAACTTCATTGATTCTGAAGGATCAACTTCAATATTTCTAAAACCAAAAATACCCATTGCCTCATCTGTTAAATCATAAGTACGACCATACTTGTCGGCTACGTTAAACGGAGCTCCACCGATACGCATTGCAGCATCTAAAGAACCAGGTGTAAAAGTATCCATGATGTGCATGGTTGCTTTATAAAGTTTTTCTCCTAAAGGATCTTCTGGTCTAAACACCTGAGAACCTTCTCTTGTTCGACCTCCTCTTAATAAAATATCATTTGCTGCTTCAATAAAAATTGCTTCTGATAAAAATGGTTTAGCTAATTCACTCATCGCTTTAACACCGCCCTCTGTTAATCGTGCAGTGATACTAGCGTTTGTATCTTCTCCTGCTACTAACTGATTTATCACTGTTCTAGCAGGACGTAATAAAGAATCATAAGGATAGATATATGATAAATCTAAATACTGAACATTACCTGTTTCTTCATCTCTACCGGTGGGCACTAATAAAGAGTTCTCGGACCACGAAGGAACAAATCGTCGAAGAGCATCCATTTCTTCATCACCAAATTGAGATAGTTGTTTTCCGAGTTCAACTGCTCCAACAGGTAAGGCGGCTCCAGTTCCTAGAACACCTGTCATTCTTCTCATACCAATGCCTCTTGTTTCGGCTATCGATAGTTCTCTAGCCGCTCTTTGTAAAGTATTGAAACCTGTTCGAATAATCTCTGCAGGGAAAGCAACAAATGTACCTAAAGGTAGTTTTCTTAATGCTTTAATATTATCACCTACATAAGCATAGTTAGGAATATTATTTTTAGTGACATCAGCAGATAGATTTTTTACTAAAGCTTCGGTTGCGTCCTCTGTTAATAGAGCCTCTTCCTGTTGTAATCTTTTAGCAAAAGCTTCATTACTCTCTCCCTCTAGTTGTTTGAGAGTATTTTTTGGTTGATAGAAAATAGGATCGTTGAATCGAATATCTCTTCTACCCATTAGTCTTCCTACTTTTTTTCTTAGTTGTTCAAGAACAGCTTCAGGATTTTTTATACCTGTTTCTGCTTTGACAATATTCATTCTATTTTTAACTGCTGTTTCATAAACAGGGTTGATAACAGGTCTTTTTGTATTTTGATCAATAATAGTTCTTGGAATATTATCGATATCTTTACCTGCTTGAATTAACGCAGAAATAGCTTTTCGACCACCGTCTTCTCCTAATTCTTTTAGTTCGGGGCTTCTTGCGATAAAATTATTGACGAAACCATTATAGTTTCCTTGTTCAAAATTGTAGTTATATATTTTCCAGAAATCATCTTCGGCCATATAAGTATCTGTAATTTTTCTTCTTAGTTTACCAAAGCCCTCTGCGACAACATCAAAAGTATTATTAACAACTTTATCCGCATCAAAAGTATTTGCTTTTTGAATCTTCGCACCAAGATCAACCATCTCACCAATCAATGGGTTGGTGCCGGTAATACCTCGACGAGTATAATCTAAATATAAATCAAAAGCTTCTTGACTTTCTTTTCCTTTTGAAAAAGCAGCAAATGATTTTTTAAATGCATCCACAGTTCTTTTAGGATCAACAAAAGAAATATTACCGTTAAGCATTGTAAAGGCACTCGCACTAATCAAGTTTCTTACGTGAGTAAAAGGAGAGAAAATTGTTTTGGCTTGTTGTGATGCAGACTTAGGAGCCAATACAAAGAAACTATAAAGTTTACTTAGTGCTCCTTCTTCGCCTCCTTTAATTTGATTATTAAAAGCATCAGCTATTTCTCTTGTTGTGTAAAGCCCTGTCATTTCTTGTGCTACAGGTAGGTTTTTTGATAGATCACCTACGGGAACAATATCTGCTGATCTTGCGCCTAATGCTCTGGCAGCCTCATCTTGAGATTCAAAAAATATTTTTCCTTTTGCTAATTTACCAAGATTACCTAACATTTCGACTTCGGTAATCAAAGCACCTTGTTTAGCAATCGTAGAAGATATATTGTAGAAAGGGTTTTTAATTTCCCCAAAGAAATCTTTTAGTTCATCAGGTAGTTTCTTTGCCTGCAGGATTCCATTATCGAGAGTCAAACCTAATTGACTTAAAATAACATCCTCCGGTAAGTTCGTCGCTTTTTGTATATCCTCTTGATATAGTTTATTTAAAATTTGTTTTGCATAATCTTCATCAGCAACACCTTCTTTAGGTGCCACTCCAACAAAATCTTTTTTGCCAGGCTCTTTACCTTTAGCTAAAGAATCTCTACCTTTTCCAAGTTGTTTTATGACGTAATCATAAGCTTTTCTATATGCTGCATCAGTAGGTTTATATTTAGCAAAAGCTTTACCTAAAGCATTGTTTCTTTCAACTAACGCATATCGAGTGGTAGAATATTCCCCTAAGTTTTCTGTAATCGCTTTTCTTAAAGGAGCAAGTTCTGGAGTGTTAGGAAGTATTTTTAAAATAGCATTAGAATAGTTGTCAATGGTCATTCGTGCGTTGTCAATGTTCTTAAATAGTTTAGCTCCTAGTTCAGGATTATCGAAACCTATCTCATTTAAGTATCGATCTAGATCTGTTCTTTTCCCTGATGTTAGGTAGGTATTAATAGCATCACCAAACTTAATTTTTGCAGCATCATCTTTTCCTTTACCTGTTTGTTTTAAAATATCATCAACGACCATTTCTACTCGACGACCAAACGCTTGACCTTCTGTTTGAAATTTACCTAATTCATTTTTTCTTAATTCTAATAATTCAAAAATCTCTCTTGGCTTGACTCCCTGAGGAGCAAAGTCAGCAATTATTTTTTTAATACTATTATCGAGAGCATCGTATTGCATTTTATATTTCACTGCTTTCGCACCTTTAGCAATACCGGTACCTACACCCCCTAGAATAGAAGTGAGTACAGCACCTTCCCCCGCAAATTTTAATCTATTAGTTAGTTCTCGAACGGCTTCTTCTCGACCATCGGTTTCTCTTGTATCTCTAGCAGTGATACCGCCAAACTCATCACCAATAGTTCCAATATCAGGATCTGCAAAAACAAAATCAGCTAATGCACCACCGCCTAAGCCTGCTCCAAAAACATATCCTTTATCAAAAAGAGCTCTCTTTTTTATATCGGTCGGATTTAATCTATCTATTTCATCTGCTAATGCTCCTTTAACTTTTCGTAGTTTACCGGTCAAAGGATCTCTTAGTAAGTCATCTTTAACAGCTGCTTTTCTTTCTGATAGATTTTTTGCTTTACCAAACTTTTTAATATCAACATATTTGTTCATACGTTTTGCTTTAAGAGCTGATCGAGCTAGTCTAGTTGCTAGCGTATATCCTGTCGTTGATGGAATACCTAAACTCACTAAAGTTTCTGTTAGCTTACCGGCAGTTGTTGATTCTGCTACTTCATCAAAAGGGTTAATTTTATCAAAGAAAGATTCAACCGATGCAG